CTTTCATAAACTCGTCTCCAAACCCTAACATTTTAGCAATAACTAAACTCGCTCCTGCTCCTGCAGTTTTCATAAAATCTCTTCTACTAATTCCGTTTGTATCTAAAACATCGTTAACTTCTTTTTCTAATAATTCTTTTGTCGTATCATCTACAGGTAGTTTTCTTGCTTTTGCATAAGCTTTTATTAATTTTAAACCAGGAAATATTGGCGCTGTAAACTCCATACCAAGTGTTGCTGTATCAGCCAATACTTTTGGACCTGCAGTTGTTCTTCTATCCATCATTTTTTGTTCTTCCATTTTAATTAAATCGTCAAGTCCTGTTGCTTTTGAAATACCTTCAGTCATTTCTGTGCCAACTAAATTATCTAAGAACTCTGAAAAAATACCTGTGCCTTTTATTTTTCTTGATTTAGGCATTTGATCGTAGTCTTGAACATAACCTGTGCCTGTTTTACTTTCTATTTTAAAAGCAGGTTTTGTTGTAATGTCACCGATTAATTTACCAACAGCAGGTAAAACTCTCAGACCAAACTCACCAATACGAATACCAGTTTTAGTTAATCTATCTGCATAGTATGGATAGTTTCTAGGGTCTATCATATCGTTTAGTATTTCTATTGGATTCATAGTTTCTCTAAACGTTGTTGCTTTTGGTAAATCTGCATCAGGGTTTAAGAAAAAATATTCTAGTTCTTTTGCAAACTCATCACTGCTCATGCCTGTTGCACCACCGTTGTTGAATCCAACACGGCCACCGTTTGCTAAAAATTGATTTAGTGTTTGATCAGGTGCTACTAAAGATTTTATAGTATCAGATAGTTCTGGTTTTTCTTCTTCAAGATTATCTAGTACAGAAAGATCAACACCTTTTTTTTTCATAAATTCTTCTTTGGCTGCTTCTATCTCTGCTTTTGATGCAGGTATTTCTGTATCATCAACCATTGTCATACCTGGTCTAACATTTTGATCAAATTCTAATTGTGCTTTTCTAGCTTCTAAAACTTCTTTAGGAGTTTGGTCTAATACATTTTTTAAATAATTCTGTGCAAATATTGCTTCGTATGGCATTTCAAATTTTGCATCTTCTCCTTTTACTTTGTCTACAGCAAAATCAAAACCACCTTTTACTAACGCAGGTAAATTAACCAAACCTTCAAAAAATCTTCCAACAACATAATTAGCAGTTTGTTTTCCAGATGCTCCTTTACTAAAAGCTTCTGATGCATCTGCAGCTGCAAACATAGGGTCTAAAACAACGGCCGCTTTACCAAATCCTCTTAAAGTTTTGCCAGCCACGTTTTTAACTTGTTCAACAGGTATATTAAGATCGTTGGCTATTGTGGATAATATACTGTCAATTGGTAGTCCTGAATTTAATCTATTTGTTAGTGTAGATTTAAGTTTTGGTGATAGTGTAGATTTAATTTTATTTGCATAATTCTCAGCAGCTTCCACAATTGATTTTTGAGTATTTATATATTTACCATAATAGCCATCATCTAACATAACTCTAATCGGTCCTATTTCTTTGTTAATTTTATCTATTCTTAATTTTGCTTCATTGATGTCTATTTTTCCTGCTTTCAAAGGTTGCATAACTTCTTTATCTAAAGCTCTGTTAGCATATCTAAATGTTGGTTCTGTTTTCCATGGATTAACTCCCACACCATCGGGATGATGAACTTCTGTTATATTAAATCTAGGAGATTTATTTTTTACATATTTGTTTATGTCTTCTTTAGTTGCTTTTGGATTATCTATTAATGCTTCAATAGTTAAAATTTTTGTTTTAAGATCACTTTTAATTGTTTTACCACCACCCTCTTTTGTAAAATCTCTTTTGCTACCTGTCTTAACTTGAGTGTCATAAGCCTCTGTAGATTTTTTAAAAAACCCTTCACCAAATGTGTCGTCTACTTGTTTTGCAAAATCACCTTTTTTAAAATTATCACCCCATGTAAATGTAGTATTTTTTGGAGCTAGAGTGTCAATAAATTGAACCCTTTTCCAAGCTTGTACACCATTTTTATCTTTCATTTTCCAATCAATTTTTCCTTTATCATTAATTGGTAAGTTACCATCAGCAAACTCTCCAACAATTTTTATTCTATCTCCTCTGTAGGATGCTCTCT